CCGCAAGCAACAGCCATTTACAGCGGTTTCCGCCTCTCCCTGATCTTCCTTCTCGCCGACCTTGACCTTGAAATAATCTTGCCGTAAGATTTTAACTCTTATTCGGGAAATCAACAAAAGGGACAGAATATGATCGTAGAACACATCGACCCAGCCACATTAGAGCCGTTCAAAAACAACGCTCGCAAACATAGCAAAGAACAAATCGCACAGATTGCGCAGTCAATACAGGTTTTCGGGTTTAATGCGCCTGTCTTGCTCGATCAAAAGAACGGTATTATTGCCGGGCATGGCCGAGTTAGTGCGGCTATTCAATTGAAACTAAAAACTATTCCATGCATACACCTTCAGCACCTCACAAATGCACAAAAAAGGGCATATATTCTAGCCGATAACCAGATAGCCCTGAATGCAGAATGGGATATGGGCCTTCTCAAAGACGAACTCGATGAAATCCTGAAGGACGGCTTCGATATTTCTGCGATTGGGTTTGAGAAAGACGAACTCGATGAAATCCTGAAAAAAACAAAAGTTTTCCTTTCAGACGAGGACACTGCGCCAGAGCCGCAGAAAGATGCTATCTCAAAAACCGGGGATGTTTGGCTATTGGGCGAGCATCGGGTTATGTGTGGAGACAGTACAAACCGTGAGAATGTTGAAAAACTTTTATCTGGTGCATCCCCATTCCTGATGGTGACTGATCCGCCCTATGGGGTTGAATATGAGGCTGACTGGAGAAAAAAGGCTGGGATCAATCGAGGAGGAGCTTTTGGAAAAGTTAAAAACGACGATAGAGCAGACTGGTCCGAGGCGTGGGCCTTGTTTCCGGGGAACATAGCCTATGTCTGGCACGCTGGTAAATTCGCTGGTGTTGTACAGGATAGCCTAGAGAAAAACGGCTTTGAGATACGCAGCCAGATAATCTGGGCCAAAAGCAACTTTGCGATTTCAAGAGGTGATTATCATTGGCAGCATGAACCGTGCTGGTATGCTGTGCGGGGTAAGGGCAACTGGACGGGCGACCGGAAACAAACGACGCTTTGGCAGATCGATAAGCCTATGAAGTCCGAAACAGGACACTCAACACAAAAACCCGTTGAATGTATGCGCCGCCCGATCCTGAATAATTCATCGACCGGGGATATTGTTTACGATCCGTTTCTTGGCAGCGGCACCACGTTGATTGCGGCGGAGACTGAAAATCGTGTATGCTATGGCATGGAACTTAACCCCGCGTATGTCGATGTGATCGTGCGCAGGTGGCAGGACATGACTGGGAAACAGGCGACCCATGAAAAAACAAAGCAAGTCTTCAAAGCAGAAGGATCAGAAGGCCGTGACGAAGGAAGTTGATTTCAAACTTGTCGAGCAGCTTTGCGGCATCTTCTGCACCGAGGAGGAGATTTCTGGCATCCTTGGCATCACGAAAATGACCTTGCGCAATCGGATCAAGGAAGTTTACGGCTGGGAAACGACCTTTCCGATCCTGTACGAAAAATGGTCGTCCAAGGGCAAGATGAGCATCCGGCGCGAGCAATTCAGTCTTGCGATGAAGGGTAACGAGCGACTGCTGATCTGGCTTGGGAAACAGGTACTTGATCAGCGTGACAAAAACGAGGTAGGATTTGATCCGAACCGCCCCGCTGTATTCAAACTGGCAATGGGCAAAACCATCGAGCGAGAGAAGGACGAAGACGATGAATGACGAAAACACACAATCCCCGGAAGTAACCCCATCAGAGGCCCCAGCCGTTGAAACGACACCTGAAACCCCGTCAGAGCAACCGCAAACAGAAGAAGCGCAAGCACCCTCTGAACAGGCTGTTGAAGACACTGCGCTTTCTGCTGCCGTGGAAACGGCTGTTGCCGCTGCCACTTCTGACGAAGGCGTTCCGCCTGCCCAGATCAAGCTGGAAACGGTTGAAGACCTTCTGGAACGTGTGATGGCGCAACTCGGCGTTTCTGTTTCAGTCAACGCTATCGAAGGCGAGCCGAACGCCGTCAAGGTCAGTGTCGATCTGGTGAATGGTACCGCAGAACGCTCGCTTTCTGGCGTGATCCGCGATAACGACCAAAAAGAAATATTAGGTTTTTATCATGCCGTCTGTGATGCCCATTTCGAGAACATGCGCCACAATGACACAAGAACAGCCTGACCCCGCGCTTCAACAAGCACAGAAATCTACAGAACTCGGCGACTTGGAAAAAACCCTTTTTCAGGTCGTCGTTTCTGTTGGGGAGCAGATTTTTAGACCATATCCCAAAGGCTTCAAGACCGAGCAGGAGGCCGAAGCGGCTGCGCAGTATCTTCTAAGCACAGAGAACGGAGACCGCGACAGATACGGCCTAGATGCAGATACGGCGTGCGTTTTTATCTGCCGTGTTATTTCATGCTACGGAAAGAAGATGACTGTCGCCAGATTGTTCTAGTGCCATGTTTCATCCACCGAAAGACGCCGCAGAGCCGAACATCATCCCATACGAGCGGCCTTTCCTCTACGTCAAACAGGAAAGCATCTTTTTCAACGAGGCCCGCTATGTGTTCTGCGAGGCAGGGACAAAATGTGGAAAGACGCACGGGTGCATTGTCTGGCTTGTAGAGGAGGCTATCCTAAACGGCTTCAAGGGCTGGAATGGATGGTGGATTGCCCCGACTGTCTCGCAAGCAAAGATCGCATTCAGGCGCATTAAGAACGCAACGCCCTCCGGTTTTTACAGAGCGAACGAGAGCGAAAAATATATCGAGTTTCCCAACGGCGCGATTATCTGGTTCAAGTCCGCAGAGGTGCCGGATGACCTTTATGGGGAAGACGTTTACGCAGCCGTGCTTGATGAAGCCAGCCGCGCCCGCCATGACAGCTATCTTGCCATTCGCTCTACACTGACGGCCACGCGCGGCAAGCTGCGCATGATTGGGAACGTGAAGGGGAATGCAAACTGGTTTTATATCATGTGCCGCGCCATCCAGCGCAAACAGGCGACCGCCGATGCCTTGGGGCAGACAATCAACGCCAAGTATTTCAAGCTGACAGCCTATGATGCTGTCGATGCCGGGGTGTTGGACATAGAGGAAATCGAAGACGCCAAGAAAACGACAACAGAAAAAGACTTTCTTGAATTATACATGGCGGATGCGCAGGACGATGAAGAAGCGTTTATCCAGTCCAGCTATGTGCAAGAGGCCATGAAACGTGAGGTTGTGGGGTATGGGCCGCTTATCGTGGGTGCAGACCCGTCGCAAGGGAAGAACGACCCGGCGGCCTTTGCCTTCAGACAGGGGTTCAGGATACACGGCGTTGAAGAATACAAGGAAATGGATGAACCCGCCTTTATGGGGTACATCATCCGTCTGATTGAACAGGGATGGAACGGAAAAAAGGTTGACCGGATTAATGTGGATGCAACGGGGTTTGGTGCGACAATCGTCAAGCTGCTGCACGAGAAGGGCGACAATTACCAGCAGAAGGTTAAGGGCTTCCACATGCAGCAGCGCAGCCTTTACCCGCAGGAATACGGGAACAAGAGGGCAGAGTGCTGGGGGGAGATGAAAAAGGCCATAACGAGCCAGCAAGACCTTTTCGACCTTGTGGATGATGACGGATTAAGCGTTGAATTGACCTGCATTCGCAAGAAAACGGATAGTGCGGGGCGGCTGCTTCTGGAAGACAAGGACGATCTCAAGGGGCGCGGGTATGACAGCCCGAACAAGGCTGATGCAACCGCTTACACATTCGCCGAACCACTGTCATTTTACACAGATAAAAAAATAGAATATCCTTCTGGAAGACGAAAAATGGTTATGACCTGATTATCCTTGTTTCAGAAAAGGGACCGCGCTATGGCAAACAAAAGGAAGGGCCTGACAGATGAGGAATTAGCTGGCCTGTGCGTGCGCGAATTTCAGGATGGCAGCAGCTTAAATGAAATTCAGGACGAGCGGATCAAGGCCCTTGATTATTACGATCAAAAGAAATTCGGAAATGAAGAGGCCGGGCTTTCTCAATTCGTTTCATCCGATGTTCGGGATGCCGTTGAATGGCTCCTGCCGCAGATCGTTGATATTTTTGTGGGCGGCGATACCCCCGTAGATTTCGAGGCCGAAAACGCTGAAGACGCCAAACAGGCGGAAACGGAAAGCCGATATTGCCAGTATGTCTTTGAGCGCCAAAACAAAGGCGTTCTTGTCGCCTATCAGTGGTTTAAGGACGCCCTGTTGCAAAAGAATGGGATCGTTAAGGTTTTCTGGGAAGAACAGACAAGCCGCAACCGTGAAGAATACAAGGACCGCACAGCCGTCGAATATCAGGCCATTGAAAGTGATGAAGAGTTTGAAATCGACGAAGTGACAATCAAGGTCGCTGATGTAGAATATTCCGAAGACCAATTTAAGGAGCTGATTGACGCCTTTCAAACCGCCCCGCAATCTCAACAGAACATCGTGCGGGATGCCAAGATCGACGTTGTGGGCCACCGCAAGAAAACGGTTTCAAAGGTTTGCGTCGAGAACGTACCACCAGAGAATTTCATCGTTCAGAAAAACCACAATTCAATTTATCTGAAAGATGCGCGCTATTGCTGCGAGCGTTTGGAAAAGACAAGATCTGAATTGATCGAGGAGGGGTACGATCAGGCACTCATAGATAGCCTTCCGCACGCGCAGGAAATTGCCAAGAACACAAACGAACGCAGCGCAAGAATGGCGAAAGAGGGAGGGGCCGTTATCACCTCTGAAAATACATCCGGGGACCACAGCCGCGATATTATTATCATTTACGATCATTATATCCGTGCGGACAAAAACGGGGACGGTATTGCCGAACTGATCCACCTTAGAACGGCTGGCGATGGTGGCGCGTATGTCCTTGAGTGCAAGGAAGTTGACCGGGTTATCTACCACGCCGTCACGCCGTACCTGAATTCTCACAAGTTTTATGGCAGGTCGATCTACGATAATTTGTGCGACCTTCAAAAGGCTAAGTCGCAGGTGTGGCGCAACGTTTTCGACAACTTCATGTATTCATCCATGCCTAGGAAGATCGTTTCTGGAAACGTGAATATTGACGATCTGATGACGTACATTCCGGGCGGTGTAATTAGAAAAGGAGATAACGGAACCGTCGAGAATGATGCCGTGCCGTTTGTAGCCGCTGAAGGTTTCCCGATCCTTGACAAGATCGACAATATGCGCAGCGAACGGACGGGGTTCAGCAGAGAGATAGCCGGGCTTGACCCAAGCGCACTTGCGAACAGTACAAACCTAGTCGGGATGTCGATCCTGTCCCAGTCAAACCTTTT